AGCTCGTCCATGATCTCCCATGCCTTGTCCGGTGAAACATCTGCCACTGCGCGCAGGAAATCGCTGTCGCCGTATGTTTCGACGTTGACCGGCGCGGGCGCCGCGGAGTATGCCATTGGCAAAGCCCTCTCTCCGCTGCCGCTTTGCTGGCCACGGATGGCATACAGCACGGCAAGGCGCTCATAGTTTTTCCAGCTCGATTCTTCTGTCTCGAGGCGAGCTATCCAGCGATTGACCTCATTCTCGTCGACCATAGGGGCGCACCCCCTTTAGCCCTCGATCGTGTCCATGCAGCGCTGGATAGCTCTGCGGATGCTTTCATCGTCGGCGTTGTCCAGCATTTCCTGCAACTGGCGTTTCATGTTGTCGATTGCGCCGTCGCGGCTGTAGTGGCCGCGAACATAGTGCGTGCCGCGTCTGCTTCTACCGCGCATGTCGTACTCATCGCGGCGGCTGGAATAGCCGTCATCTTCCATCGCTTCGATTTTGTCGATGTTCTTGATGGTGCTCGCCAGCTTATGCACGATGTCAAGATCGCCCGCGCCAAGCTCGCCCTTGCGAGTGATTTCTTCCAGCTCCTTGCAGAGCATGTCGCGCAGATCATACATAGATTTCATTCCCATTGTGTTCTCCTTTCTCAGCAAACTCTGGTAATGATAAGGTTCGCGTTTCTCACGTCAATGGCTTCGCCGCTCACGTTGCGGATGGACAGCGACGCGCAGCAGCCCTTTGTAACGTCAACGTACTCGGATGCCGCTGCGTTAAAAAACGCCTCCGCAGCCGTGGGCGTAACCGTCGCAACGGAGGACAGCAGGGGTTCACCGTCAACCGCAATGGCAACGGAGATGGGGCCTGGGGTCCCGCCGGTGCTTACGGCAATGTTGCCGATAAAGTCCACCTTGTAGCGGGCGCGGCACTGAGAGCAGTTGCCGCGAAGGTTAAACAGGCCGGAGCCTACCCGGTGAGTGATAAGGCCCTTTGTGCAGGGGATCGGTGCCTCGGTAAAAAGCACATTCTGATTTGCCGCCACAGTCTGCGTGGCAATCGCAGTGTATTCAGGCATAGAAAACTCCTTTCATAAAATCAGCGGCAGGGCTATTGCCCCGCCGCTTTGGTTTAGTATCGGCACGGGGCCGAACATTTTGTTGACGTTAACAAAACATTGCCAACAAAAAGCTATGCTATGCAGTTATCAGCAGCCGCAACCGGATCCACATCCACCATAGCCGCTACCCGCCCACGGGTTGCAGGTAATGTAAGCGGGAGAAGGGCACGGGCGAAGCTGCGAAATAAGATAGTTGTTCTGCGCAGACTGAGACGCCGCCAGACGCAGCTCCTGATTTGCACTCTCCAGATCGCGCATCTTGGAGTTGGTCAGGAAGTCCAGAATGGCGCGGCTGTTGGCGTTCTGATTCTCCACGATGTCGCGGGTCGCGTTCTGCACCGTGTTGCGCGTGTCGCACGCCTGCGCGGCCATGTCGTAGCGCACGCCCTCGATGCTGCGCTGGGTGTTGCAGCAGCACTCGGCGGCCTGCATCTGCATGGCGTTGAGCTGCTGCATCAGTGCGGCCTGCTGGTTGGCGCGGGACAGCTCCGCGGTCTGGAAACCGTTGTTCATGTTTTGGTTGACACCGGCAAAGCCGTTCAGCAGCGTGGTGTTCGCGGCATAGAAGCCATCGCACAGCCCACCGTTGATGAGATCCATCTTGCGCTCAATGTTGGCAAAATCGGAAGACAGCACATAGCCGTCTACCACGCCGCCGGAATTGCCGCCGTTGTTGCCCCAGCCGTTATTACCCCAGCCAAGGAAGGCAAACAGGAACAGGATGATGATGAACCAACTGCCATTACCATCCCATCCAAAACCGCCGTTGCCGCCGGAGTTAGTGGGTGCCACGGGCATTGTCAGCATGGGAGCGCCGTCAGAAGAAAGAGACATAGAAAAACTCCTTTCAGTTTTTTATTATCAAATCGTGGCCACGATATTGATTAACCTAACAATTTAGCAAACACTTTGCTTAAACTTTGCTTAAACTTGCTTAAACTTGCTTAAACTTGCTTACTGCATCAGGCTTTGGAACTGCTTCGCCATCTGCTGCAACTGGTTCAGCTGAGCTTGTGAGAGTTTCCCGCTCTGCAAGAGCTTTTCGACCTCTGCTTTGGGGTCTCCATGAAAATTTGCCTTGAACTGCTGGAACTGCTGCACCATCTGCATAAAGCCGTTGCCGCCGCCCATTGCACCGAAAAACGGATTATTCATCGCTCTTTTCCTCCTTGTGCTTCTTGCCCTTCATTTCGCTCACAAGCGCCGCCAGCGCGTCGAACTCTTTACGGGTCACATATTCCGCAGCGGGCGCTTTCTGCGCGTCAGGGGCGCTTGCAAGCCGCTCTACAAGGTCGTATACTTTGAGCGTCGGCTTGCCGCTTGCATCGGCCTGTTTCAGGTACACCGTGGGAGCCGTAGAATCCCACAGCGCCACCGCCGCATTGGGCGCGACCATCCAGCTTCTTGCCTCCTGTTCGCCGGATACCCACTGCACGCCGCTCTGCGGCAGAGGATTTTGCGGCATCGGCGGAATGGCCTGCATCTGCTGCTGCCTCAGCTGGGCAAGGTTGTCCTGCATCGGCGGCATATAGGGGTTTCCGTAGTAAGGATAGTTCATGCTTCATCCGTCCTTTCCCAGTAATACAATACGTTCTCATTGCTGCTGTCCCAGCTGTCCCAGATCGTGCCATTTTGCACGCAGACCACATGACCGGACAGGGCCAGAATATAGGTGCCTACCGGGTGATCCTCCGCAAACTGTCCCACCGTGTAGCAATCAGGGCAAGTGTCCGGCACGATGTACCGCCGGTATCCGATGCTGCGGAGATACCGGCCCCAGCAAGCATTTGCAGACGGCATATCGCCATCCAAATACCCTTCTATTGCAAGTGCAAGATACGTTGCGCCCCAGTCCATACCGGTGGCTTTCGATATGGCTCTGACGGTACAATCGCCTACATTTTTACCTCGTGGATTTCCATTGTAATAGCTATACATATTCGCGCCTATCGTCGTGGAAAAGCTCTACAATTCGCGCAAGGGAACGCAATCCAGCGGCGTCATCTTCGTATTGATTGCATATATCACGTGCCATATCCGCCGTATACCCACACATCAACAGCCGTTCCATTACGCTCATTTCGCCGCACCCCCTTGTATATCTATAAAATACAGCAAAAAAGACCCAACAAAGACCTTTTTCAGGCTCTTTGTTGGGTCTTTACTTTATGGGTTTTTGATATGGTCGGCAATCTTTTGGTAACCGTTGCGGCGGCGCTTCTTGACATACTCGACCGACGCAAACAGGCTGTTTGCCACCTGCTGTCTGGATTGTTGCTTGACGTCGCACGCGATGATGCAAAACGCCTCGTCTCCCGGAAGATCAAGCGCGGCGATGTAATCAATGGCACGCTGAGGGGCCATACTGCGCAGCTTTGCGCGGATGTCTCGGTAAGTTGTATTCATGGCGATTATATTCGCCGTGGACTTGCGGAGCTTTGGCGGAAACAGGGGGTCGGCGCATCGTTGCCCCGGTTTCGTCCAGATTTTTAAACCCGTTACTTTGACGCTCTCTTCACATCATCTTGAACCTTCCCGGATAAAACCGTCAAACCCGGCGTCCTTCAAACGCTGGAGCATCTTCTCGGCGTTGGCGCGGACTGCGAAGGCCCCCACCTGGACCCGATACAGGGTATCGCCCTGGGCAGGCTCGGAGGGCTTGGGGGTCTCCTGCCTGGCCGGGACGTAGGTCACGCCCAGGTACTTGCACAGGCCCTTGGCGATGGCCTCACCGATGGCCGTGGTGTGCTCCACGATCCACTTGGCGCCCTCGGCGGTGTCGTGGAACTCGCACTCGCAGTACACCGACGGCGCATTAGGTACACGCACCTCGTAGTAACTGGCCTTCTGGATGTTTTCGGAGGTGCCGGGGGACAGCGGGGCCAGCTCCGCGAACACCGCCTTGCAGGCGTCGTAGCCCTTGCCGGGGATAGCAAAGCAGAACATCCGGGTGCCCATGACCTTGCCGTTAAAGGCGTTGGTGTGGACGCAGTTGTGGATGTCCGCGTGCCAGGCGTCGGACTCGGCGCATCGCTGGGCCATGGTGGTGCCGAAGGCAGCCAGCTTCACCTCCACGCCGCTGCGGCGCAGAGCGGCAGCCTCCGCTTCGGCGATCTTCTGGCACTGGACGTGCTCATTGGTATTGCCCCAGGCATAGCGGTTTTCCGTCTGGTCGCTGGGGCTGATGTACACTCGCTTACTCATCGTTGTCGTCCTCCTCTCCCGGCAGCTTGTCTGCCGCCGTGTCCTCAGTGTGTACTTTCAACTTCTTGAGCAGGGTCTGGAGGAAACCAGGCACCGGTGCACCAATGGCAGACACATTCTCCAGGATGGACAGCAGCTCGTTGATCACCAGCCAGATAATGACAATGCTGGCAAACAGGAACTCCACCGGCCAGTCCCAGCCCAGGGTGTCGGCTCCGTAGCGCAGCAGCCAGTCTACCACAGCAGCTACCGCGACGATGACCAGGTATCCAACCTTCTTTAGGATGCCCCGCAGGCCCACCCGGGAGGACAGTTCCCCGGCGTTCCATGCCTTGGTCATGCCCGTGGCGTAGTCCAGCAGCATCACCACCACCAGCACCAGCACCGGCACCAGCAGCTGCACCCCGTAGGCACACAGCGCCCCCAGGGCTGCCGCCAGCGCGGCCTTGATCGTGTTTTCTTTCATGTAAAATCTCCTTTCCTGCCGCTCTGGGCGGCGTGATTACTGCGTGAATGCCTTGGCCGACAGATTGCCGCTGTTGTCCACGGCGATGGTGTACAGGGTGCCGTTGGGGGCCTGCACAAATACGTTGGCCATGTTCTGCTTGACCTCGTCCCCGAACTGCATGGGGGTGCCCACCCACACCTGCTTATAGGTGATCTCCTGGTTCTTGGTGATGATGGCCCCGGCGGCATCACCGTTGCCCACGATACGAATGAACGCCACACTGAGATCGTTAATGGTAATACTAAAGCCCTTGCCGTCGCTGTCGAATACTGCGTCGTAGGAGGTCCCGGAGGTGGCTTTGTATGTCACAGCGCCAGTAGAAACCTTCGTGGCGTTGTACTGCACGGCAATGGGCCAGATGGAGCCGCCGCCGCTCTCAAAGGTGCCATCCGGGCAGCGCACCCGGATCACGTCCCCGGCCTTGCACCCGATGTAGCTGCTTGTCCACATGGTGTAGGTCCGCACGTCCGTGCTTTCTCCGCCGGAGCCATTGAGTCTAGTGTTGGGCTTAAAATCTGGGTCAGCCGTATTTAATGCACTCGTAAAATTCGGCTGCTGCTGGTATTCGCCCTCGGCAGCCTGGACGAACGAGGTATCCGCCGGGGTGATGGGCGCGGCGACGGGCTGCCACCATCCGGAGCCGGTCCACCACTTGGGCTTGCCCAGGCTGCTGTCCCAGACGGACATGCCCGGGTAATGCTTATCCGCGTCCAGCGTTCCGCCCTGACCGGGCAGGGCAACGGTATCCGCCAGATACTGCCGGTTTCCGCTGGCGTAGCCATCGTAGGGCGCCAGTCCGGAAGGGGTAGGATAGAAGTAACCGTTCAAGCCGTCCGTGGCCAGAAAGATTTTACTGTCCGCGCTGGGGATCGTGGCCAGCAGGTCGGGCAGCTGCCCGGTGCGACCGGCGGACCGGATGATGGAAAACCCGGTCAGAGACAGCGCAATCTGCGCGGTGGGACCGGTTACGTCCACAAGCGCTGTGTTGGTGTAGGTGTCGGCGCTGCGCTCATAGAGCTGGAGCCCGCACACGGTGACCGTTGCGCGGTTGGCCATCATGATGGGCACGCCTGCCGTCTGCCGCCAGCCGTAAAAGCCGTTAATGGTGAGATTGCTGTCTGCCCCGGCGGAGACATACACCGCCGCGTCCTTGGACTCGGCCCCGCACCCGTTGAGCACCACGCCATTGCCGGTGATGCTGAAAATCGTCCCTGTGCCGCCGTCGCAGCACACCTGCGACAGGGTGCTGTAGGCGGACTGGATGATATACGGGTTGGCCGCGCCGCTGCAATAGACCCGTTCCAGGACGGTACTGGTGCCGTAGTCGATGTGGACGGCGTTGGAGGCGCACACAAGATACAGGTCCGCCAGCCGGTTGAAAAAGCTGTGCAGCCGGATGCCGTGGCTTCCGGTGCGGATATTGCAGTGCTCGATGGTGCAGCGGCTGCGGTCGCCGTAGATGGCCCAGTGCTCCGCCGCCGTGGAGGCGTTCTTGATGGACAGGTTCCGGAGCACCGGCCCGCTGCCCTTTTCCGCGCCGTCTGTGCGGCCCAGGATGATAGCGGCGTCAATGGCTCCCCAGCCGCCGGACCAGCTGTCCACCGTGGGCATGGTTTTGGCGGCATTGCCGGTTTTCTTGATGATGGCGGTGGACGGATTCTCGCCGATCAGCGACGGACTGCGGCCCTCCCACCATTTGACGCCGTCGATGGTGGTCACCGCATCGCTGTAGGTCTGAATGACCAGCGGCGCGGTGATGATGTAGGTGCCCGCCGGGACATACACGGCCATGGCCAGCGTCGATGCAGCCATGTCAATGGCCGCCTGAATGGCCGCCGTGTCATCCGTGCTGCCGTCGCCCTTGGCCCCGAAGTCCCGGACATTGAGCATGTCCCGATACTTTTTCCACCAACCGGTGGGCTTGCCGTCTGCATCCACGGCGGACACCATGATCTGGTCATCCGCCGCCAGACCCGACAGGCCCATGGATTTGTCAGCACTCACCCGTATGATCTCATCCTGGATAGCGTTGAGCTGTGCGGCATCGATAACCGTTACGTTATCCTCGTACACCACTTTTTCAAGAGCCATCGCTTACCACCTCCACATACAGCCCCACCAGTGCGCTCAGCGGATGATACACCGGGTTACCGGTATCGCGATTGCACAGGTACAATACGCCGTCTTGGGTGTAATACTTCCCAGCTTCTAATGCCATGTTCCCGTTGTAGGGGATAGCATCGTATTTCGTCCCCTCATGCTGTTCACAGATTTCCTCCCAGAGGCTTTCTGTGCCGGTAGAGCCTGGCGCCCAGTCATCCTGGGAGGTATGCTCCTGTCGGAGCTTCCAGAGCTTCCCGGCCCGGACTACCTTATAGCCCACCGGGCAACCATTTTCAGCAGTGTAGGCCTTCCCGCTTTCCCATTCGGGATAGAATGCTGCCATACGGAGGGCTGTTGCATCGTCTACGGTTAAGGCGTTGATTTGCAAACGGATGAGCATGTCCTGAACTTCTTCAGTGGAGAGGGGGCGATGCTTTTCTTCCGCCTTGTAGCGAAGACGAGCTTCCTCCATTTCCGCGATTTCTTCGGAGGTGGCCTCTCGGATTATGCCGTTTTCGTAGATTTTCATTTTATCGCCCCCAAATCTTTACCGTAAAGGCAGCTCCCACAGAGGCGGATGCTCCAAAAACAATCGTTGATATTTTGTCAATATCGCCATTGCCTCCATAATTATTGGAAAAACCAAGGCTACCGTCTGTGCGGAATGCAGAAGTGATAGCGAGTTTTTTGCCTAACAAGCCGAGGTGCATTTGAGTATACTTGGAATTTGTTACCCACATCGCAACATTCGCCGATAAATTCACGCTTTGAGAAGCTCGCACATAAAAATACCCTGCCAAGTTTGGGATTAATTCCAGCATTATCTCGTCATAGGAAAAGGTATTACCGGCATCTGTGGTAGATACAATCGCCTCAATTGCATCTGGCGTCAATTCCACATCGCGGATGTGTTTCCATGAAAGATTCATTGTCTCGCTCCCGGCTGACGCCATATCCGCCGGTTCCCACTCCGTAGGCACGCCGTTGTCATCGACGGCGGAGATTCTGGCGATTTGGCCGACGGTTGCACCGGTGATGTCCATCCCTGCGCCCGTGTCGCCCTTGGGACCTTTCAGATCGGCCAGGGCAATCACGTTTTCCCACGTCTCCCCATCGCCGGAGAACTGGATATAGCCGCCCTCCACCCGCATGGACGCAGAGGCCGCAGGGTGCTCCGTCAGGTAGTCCTCCACGGCTTTGGCGATATCCTCCGGGGAGACGGTAGAAAGCTCGTTGAGTTTGGCCATGATTTGCGCATATACGTCCTCCGCTGGGGCGGCAGGGGAACCCCCGGGAGTCAGCACGGAGGACAGCGCCAGAAGCCGGGAGGCCCGGGACGTGTGGATATCCCCGGCATACAGGCCCACGGACACCCAGCCGGAAGCAGTCAGCACCGGCAGGGTCGCAGTGTCTCCGGTGAACACCACGTCCTGATAGGTGCCGTCCGCCAGGTTCACCCGCATGGTCTTGGCATCGTAAGGCGTCCATTCCTCGTCCAGGTCCCACACCACCGTATAGTCGCTGTTGTTGCAGATTACAACGCCCTCGCCCTCGGCGCATTTGTCGCGGACATTAATGTTGATTTCGGGCATATACTCCCTCCTTTACGCCGTCCTGCGCCATGTGTACACGGCCAGGTACGGCGGCATGTTGTTGTGGGACTGCCCCCCGCAATCGGAGGATTGCCCGCCGGAATACGCATTGTATTGATTGTTTGCGGCCTGATACAGGCGGACGGCATTCACACCGGTTGTCACGGACTGCCCGGTGTACTTGAAAGTGTGGTTGTGGTCCGGGATTTCCGCCTTGGTCAGTGTGTGGGTCTCCTCGCCGCCTGTAGAGCCAGCCTCGTGGGAGTCGCCGGCCGCCAGCAGAAACCGGTCCTTGACCTGCTCCCAGGTGCCGCCAAACAGGTCCGCTGGGGACGTGGATTCCGTGGACTGGTAGATGCTGCCGACGGGGTGGAGGTAGTCCAATAGAGTTTTCCCCAAATACAGGATGGGCCATTTGAACTCTGCCACCTTTTCGTGTTCGGCCACGCCGCCGAAGCATACCCCGGGCAGGGTAAAACTCATGTTCATGGGCACCGAAACGGTGGGGATGGTGATCTCCCGCGTTACCGTGGTGCCCAGGGAATCCGTAGCTTTGACCTGTACAACGATGGTCGTGTCCGTACCAAAGGCAACCAGATACACAGTCTTTGGACCGCTGGTCTGGTCGGCCATCGTGGACGCGCCGGTGATCTCCACAGATGCCTTGTTCCCGGTCAGCTGGAGGGACAGGGTAAACGTCAGTTTGATATCATCGCCCATGGCGTTATCGGTCCATGTCCCGCCGGAGTAGTCGCCACGTAAAAAGGTCAAATCCTGGATTCCAGGGCCGCTGTAGGCGTTTACGGTGATATTCTGGGTAACAGATGCCGTGCGTCCTCTGCTGTCCGTGACGGTGGCTACAACGGCCATTGTGCCGCTTTCTGTAAGGACATTCGCCCCGTCCGGACTGGCGGCTTTTCCGCCGATGGTCAAAGACTTGGCCTTGATGGTGCTGCCATAAGACCCAACGGCAGCAAACGTGGCTTTCAGAGTGCTCTTGCCCTGCACCCAGCCGTATGTGAGCTGATACCCGGAGGTGTCGGACAGGCTCACGGACAGGGTGGGTCTTACCGATGCAGGGATGGATGCCGTCAGTGTGGTCGTATTGGTGCCCACCACAGTGTCCCCGTTGTAGGTGGTGATCTCCGCCGTGATGTCTACGGAGGATCCGGACGTATTCTGCACGGCCCAATCCAAGGGCGGCGTATACGATATGGATGTGGCGCTGGATTTTGTCGCCACAGTTACCTGTGCCGCAGAACCGCACTTGAGTTTGATGGTGTGCGTAAAAGTGCTCACGGCCCGGGCCACTGTAAGTGTACCGGCAGAACCCAGCACAAGTCCGGATGCCGACACGGATGATGCCCGGGGGATGTCAGGAAGATTGACTGTGCCGGAGACCGTCAGGCTGGACGGCGTGTAGGATGACGTAAACCCGCTGTGCCAGTCCGCAGAGAGCACCACAGACCCCTTGCCCATATTGTTATGGGCCACGGTGATGGACTTGCTGCCCAGCTTGTACCATCCCCTGGAATTGTACCGGTACGGGTTATAAACCTTGGTGCCTTGCAGAGTGTAATAGCAACTATTGGCGTCCAGGTTGTAGCTTTCACCGGTGCCGTCATAGATGTACAGCGTAAGAGACAGTGTGGACTTGTTGTCCGCAATACTCTGGGATACGCTGTAATCCAGCCGCAATTGCCAGCCGGTGGAAGACACCGGCCCGTAAATACTCGCCATCAATTCACCCCCACGAAGGAAACGGACCCGTTGGGCTGTACAACAATGCCCATAGGTCCCAGGCGGAACTTGCTCAGTTCCACCAGCTCAAAGCTGTTGTTGTTCCAGTACGCCAGAAGGGTCCCGGAAGTGTCGTAGAATCCGATTTTGTCGTTGTACTCCTTCAGCACGATTTCCGATGCAGAGGAGCCAATACGCAGCACCGGATGGCCGTCATCGTCGATACTGGCGTCGATGAAGTCCGAAAGCGTCTGGCCGTTGACGGTGACTCTTTCTGCGGACATTTGCCCGGCGGTGATGACATTTGCGTTGATCTCGCCGTCCATGGTCAAGGCGACACCGGAAATTGTATTTCCGCCGTCCTTGGAGAATCCCAGCCCACCTGTGGACATAATCCACATCCGGGTATTGGGCGTAATGGTGGGCGTATCTCGCAGGGTCCACCCGATGGGAAAGCCCTGTTCGTCCAGAGTCAGTTCATAATACCCGCCCTTTGCCCCGATGATCTTCTGCGTAGCGTTCTGCATGGCCTTGGTAAGGCCCTCATAAGCCCGCTTAATGCGCTGCTCTGTAGGGCTTTCCATGGCATAACCCGCGTCCTGTGGGGCGTAACTGTGCATCGTAGAGGACAGACCGCCGTACAGGTGGATTTCCTGCTGCATAACACACACGTCCAGCCACTCGCCGGTATCACCCTCCACCTGGATAACGTCTCCCACTTCAACAGACGGGTCGCAGCGCCATTTTACATCGCAGGGCTGAAAAGATATTTCCACCTCCGGCTGAATCAGGTCCGCAACGGCCTGGTTCATGTATGGGTTTGTTGATGTAATGCCCAATCCGGTGCCGGATGTAATGGGTTCATCTTCCGTGCCTGTGGTGAGGCTGGATACCGTGTACGGACCGTCTGCCGTGCGAGTCAGGCCGGACATGTACTGCTGCTCCCGGCTGACCCGGAAGGCGGTTTTTGCGTACCACTTGAACACCAGATTGCCGTCTCTGTCGAAGTGCGCGGACTGTCCGCACAGTCCAGCCAGCCACCCCAGCTGCTGTCGGATGGTCCCCTCAAACACAGACTCGATTGTCATATCCGGGAAAGTCACCGTTGGGGGAGTCAGGCCGCTTTGCGCACACAAGTCCGTCAGCATAGCGTCTGGTGTGGCGGGGAACTCAATTTGCGGGGTGTACTGCTCCGTCAAGGATGCCATCTGGTCATAGCCGGTGATTTCCCAACCGTACGCCAAATTATCCACGCCGTCTGCGGGGATGTAGTATCGGCCCAGGGGGACATATTCCACCCCAGACGCTGCGGTGCTTACACCAGCGATTGCCTTACCGGCCACAGCCTGACCGGCAATGGCTGTCGTGCCTGTATCACCACCAGGAACGTAGATGCCGATATACGGAACAAAGTACCCACCGGACAATTGCAACGGCTCGTCCGGCTTGTAAATACGGATTTTGCACCGCCCGGAACAGGCGGAGCCGACGGAGATTCCGTCTGAAGAATCAAACGCCGGTGTTGCGGTGATCTCCTGAACGTAGTTCCCGTCAAGCTCTGTCTGCCCGTTAAAAATCACCTTTGCCTTGATTTCGCGGCCATAATCCGCAAAAGCGGCGTGAAACGCGGTGGAGACATTGTACATGGCGTCACCTCTCCACGAAGTTCATGGACAGCCCGCCCCACAGCCATTTCCCATCGGTTTCGGGCCGCATGATCGGCGATGACCGGTCGCCTACGTAGCACATCATAGTGCGGTCGGTGCCGGTCATCGCGTCGGGGTATGTAAGGCTGAAAAACACATCGTCCACGGCTTGCAAAAGCTTGGCCATTTCAGCAGAGACGAGTGGCCGCCAGGAGCATTCCAGCTTGCGCTTCACGGCCACGCGGTCGCGGAACATATCGCCGTTCTGGTTTCTGCCGGTCCCATCTGCGTCTAGGTCGGAAATGTTCCATTTCAGTTCATCCGGGGCCGGGAGAGATACCACCGCCCCGGATTTCTTTGTTACCTTAAGTACTTCCATGCGTCACCTCACGTCAGCAGCGGGCTTTTGCCGTTCATGCGCACCTGGGAGTTGTTTTCCCGCACCATCTGCCGGAACATCTCCTTGCCGTCCATTTGGACAATGATGGTAATGGGCCGGTCGCTGCCTTGCCCTAGCACCTCCGCAACGGCCTGTTTGATGGTGTCCAGGGGGGCCTCAATGTTGGTTCCGTGCTTCTGGTCGCCCAGTACGGCCATAAACTCGCGGTTAGGCGGGATGACCGCACCCTGGGCCAGTTTGGGGATTTGAAGTTCGTTGATTTTCGGGATGTTGACGCCAATATGCTTGCCACCAAGCCCCGGCACCCAGCCTGGGACTGTGAAGCTGATTTTATTCGCCTTGTCGATCAGCCAGTTCAATGCACGGATAATTGCATTGATGGCTGATGCCCACGTCCCCTTGATGGCTGTTGATATGCCGTCAAAGATATCTTTGATACCCTCCCACGCTTTGTCCCAGTCGCTCGTAAACGCACCGGAGAGGAATTTAACGATTCCCGTGAATATCTTCTTAATGGCTGCCATGGCGTTGCCGATAAAATCCTTGATGAAAGTGAATGCTCCCGTGACCGAGCTTTTGATGAACTCGATGATCCCATGGAGCTTCCCGCCAGTCTTCTCATCCAGCCAATCCAAGAACGACAGGAACATGTTTTTGAGCGCATCCACAATGGAAAACAGAACGTTTTGCAAGCCCTTGAAGATTTTTTCGATGCCGCCGATGGCACGGTCAATATCCCCGGTGAAAATACCCGCGAAGAAGGCCACAAACCCATCCAGCATGGTTTTGATTCCGTCGACGAACTGCTCTGTATCGCCGTAGGCGTTCACCACAGCCACAAGCAGGGAGGCGATTGCGGCAATCAGGAGCGGAATCCAGGACCCTGTGAGCACAGCAATTCCCAAGCCACCAATCATCAGACCGGCGACGCTCATCAGCGTGTTTTCCAGGTTCATGCCGTCCTCCATCATGTCGTGCAATGCAGCGACCAGCAGGGCCGCCCCGGATACTACCAGTCCAATGCCAGCGCCCACCTTGCCAAACGCAAGAGCGAGGCCTCCGGCAAGTGCCGCTGCGCCCGCAAGAGATCCGAGTAAGTTTTTCCAGTTAACGCCGTCGTTCCATGCGTCAGACAGGCTTTCCCACAAAATGATTAAACCGCCAACAGCAATGAGAATGCCGCCGAGTTTTGTTAAAATCTTTCCCAACGTTCCGGGGAGAGAGCTGCCAAGTTTCCACAGGGCCAACCCTGCGGCAATTAGCATGACCGCATCAGCAATTTTCTTGAGCTTGTCGTTGATCTCGTCCATGTAGCTAAAGTCAGGCGTGATCGCGTCAGCGGATGCACCGCCGCCCGCGTTATCCGCGGTATCGGTGGAAATCTGGTTGATCTCATCAAACGCCGCAAGCTGTCCAGCAGCTTTTTTTGCTGCATTTCCGGTTCCCTTTAAAGCATTTGTTTGCTTATTAAGAGCCTTTGCGGAATCTGCTGTTGCTTTGACGCTCTTGCCAGAAATAAGCGCCACAAGGCGCGTGATCTGCAAGACTACTGCCGTAATTACTTTTACAAGCAGTGTAAAGGCGGGGACAATTACGCTTACAAGAGGCTGTGCCAGTGTCAAAAGCGCTCCTTTAAGCTGCGCAATGGATTCTCTTGCATCGGAGTTTACCATTACGACATTTTTTGCCCAGTCGCGCACTTTTGTTAATGCTTGGGTAATAACCGTAAAAACAAGGGCACTGCGGACAACAGATTTTACTCGCTGTCCAAAAACTTTCATGGAATCTGCCGCCGCTTCGGTTGCGTTGCGCAGTCCAGCACCTTTGGATCGTCCATCGATTTGTCGTGATAATTCAACCGCCTGCGTTTTCGCGTCGGAAATCTTATCGCCGGTTTTGTTGAGCTTTTCGTTGAGCTTGTCAATGCTATTTGCAGTTTTGTTGAATTCGCTTTGCAGCATTCGCACGCGCTCGGCCTGCTCGGACACGTCGATTTTTTCATACGTGCCTTTTGGCGCTGTGCGCATATCGGCAAGCACCTGTTTTGCCGCATCCAGCTCTGCGCCGATGTTGCGCAGCCGGTCTTCCATCGGCGTTTTTTGGGCGCCGAGCCGGTTAAATTCCTTTTGCAGGGATTCGATGTTGCTTTTTACTTTGTTCAGCTCCTGATGGAGTTTTTTATCGCTAATAGTCGCTTCGAATACGATTTCACCGTCAGCCAAAAAATCACCTCCGTATTATGGGCTTTTGTTGGCGTTTTTGCCTAACCACACATTGATGGTATTGGTCTCTTCCTCGGCCAGCGTCCGCTTTAAGTCAATAATGCGCCGATTTTCGCGGTAAAACTCACGGTCGGCTTTGTCAAGTGTTTTCCCTTTGGCCTTTAGACTTCGGATGCGGACGATATTCGCAAACAGACAATCTCCCAGCTCGTAGTACGCCGAAACGAAAGACCACCAGTGGAAATAGGACATTGCCCGCACTTCCCGCCCAACAACACGATTGATGGGGGAAACGATGTATTGAAAATCCTGCTCCCAGTCCATCAATTTAGGTCGCTTGCGATTATCGCCCTCGTCACCGCAGTCGAGAAACCATGTCATCTGCTTCATGGCTTCTGGAATGTGCTCATCTGGCATTTTTAAGAAGTCCGGATAAAAGATATCCAGAGCCGCAAGCGCTTTCTGCTCGTTGGTCAGATCGGCCGCAGCAAATACCGCCAGCACGTCCAGTGCCGCGCGATAGTCCGAGCGAATTTCATAGTCAACGCCGCAGACGTTCAGCGACGTTGGAAGATCGTACATCATTTACGGTATTTCTGTGTATACTTGCGGATTTTCTCATCGGCAAGCGCCTGTTCGCGCTTTACTGCCTCGTCAAACTGTTCGATAATGGCGGTCATAAAGTTCTGCCAAACCGGCGCACCGTTGGCCGCGGAATAGGCGTTGACGCTGCCAAAAAGCGTATCGGCAATGTCCTGCCCGAACAGGTCATTGATGATGCTGCGCATTTCCTTGTCAAGAGAATCAACCATGTCGAAAAGCTCATCATTGGGGATATCCTTTTCAAGCGTCTTTGCGCGGGTCTCCTGCTTCTTGCGCAGATCATCAAACGTTTTGTATGCTTTCTTTGCGAAGTTGACATCCGCAGGGTTAAAGTACACCGTTACAACGCCGTTTACGCCGCGAATGGTATATTCCTTTACACCGGAATCAAAAGTGAGTTCCATATATTCCTCCAAAATGAGGGCTGACAGACGCCATCCCTCTATTTGTTATTCGCCCTCGGTAAAAGTGACCGTATTGCCAGAGACAGCGGCGGTGCCGACCGTGCGCGTGCCGCCAAGCGTCACGTCGATAGGCATACCGACAAAGCCGCCGCCCTCGCCGCCGAGGGAAGAAGGCTTAACCATGCAGGACGAATAACGCTCCGCAAATACCGCAGTCTTTGCCGTGCCTGCATAAGCATGGACAATCAGCACGTCCTGATTCGCCAGCGCCGCCGCGTTCTGCTCCTTGACCGCAAGGTTCCAAACCTTGACGATGGCAGGGTCGCCAGCGTCCAGATTAGACGGGTCAAAGGTCTGCGTGATAATGGGTTTCTTCATGGTCGTGCGCGTCGTTCCAAGAATATCTTTCGAGGAATCCTCCTGCCAATCATATTCCATGCTGGAATCCGTGACGCGCGTACCGAGGGGAGACCACGTAGGGGTTCCAGTTTCGCCCGTGTTGAGATACGCAATCAGAAGTTCGCGGTCTACGGTCTGCCCCGCCGTGGTGTTAAAGGTCATATCAGCCATTTTTAATCACCTCGTAGTTCATTTTCATAAGGATTTGATGATCCTCGTCACCGTTTTCATACACGGCAAAAAGAGAGGATCGCGTTGTAGGCTCAATACGGATGACGCGGCGACCGTCGCCAATGTCAGGCGGCGTTTCGCTTGTTGCCCAATCGCCCAAGGCGTTAAGCAGCTCGTCAGCTTTGAGCCGTTTGTCGTTGCTATTCCCCGGTTTCATGCGGTAAATAACCTTGAATTGGTATTCCGCCTGATATCCGCCGAGGATGTATTTCCTGACGATATACGCCGCCTGAATCGTGGACAGCGCCATCGCCGGAGTATCGGCGGGAAGAAATTCGAACCGGATTAAATCAACCGGCTTGTCAGGGAACGTGTTTAACCACGCAAGCAACTTTCGGGAGACTTGATCCTCTTCCGCTGCCGATACCGTTTTTTTAACCTGCTCCGTCTTTTTAACCTGTTCCGTACTTCTTCACCGCCTTTTCTGCTACACGCAACCACTTATCGAGGTTCTGCGCTTTTGATGCTTCACACCAATGGGCTTGTGCCTGTGGATGCGCCGTGTGGTTGAACACTAAATTGCGGTCAGTCACGACCTTTGTACCGCCTTTTGGCGCGTATGTGCTGCCGGTATTCTGGTCAACCATGACTTTCCCGTAATACAAGAATCTCGCGTAAGGGCCGGGGTAGATGATGTCGTTGCCAACTACCCTTGTGCGCTGCGTTAACGAGCCTGTGAGCATCGGCACAAAAGGCTGAGTATCTTTCTCCATCTGCTCGGCTAAAACGTGTTCAGCGCGCGCACAAGCCTTTGCAACGGCAGTTCTTACAGCGTCCATTCCATCGGTATGCACGGAAAACTTGATGCCCATTACGCACCTCCAACTTCCCAGTGTTGCATATCGGGGCTACCGTAGTCCATCGCATCAACCTTGGTCACGTTGTAGCAATCGTCATGGCTCAGTACGACGGTCATGTTGTCCGAAACGAATTCGCCCTTTACAAAGCACGTCATGCCGCCGTTGCCATTGTATGAGAGCGTCCACAGTCCAGACTTATCCGCCGCTTTGAAAAACGATTGCGGCCCGATGTAAGTTTTCGGCTTCCCTGTTACCCAGTCCACCGCTTTCACGGAAAACGGGATATACAGATTTACAGCGTCGGCACTTTCAAGGCCGCTTTCGCGCACGTTGACCGCCTTGCTGGCCTGCAGCATAACCCCGCGCAGGATTGTGGTATAAACTTTCTCGACCTCGTCAAGCGTTGTCGGGTCGATCTCCTGCACGACGTTGTAAATTGTTACAGTGTGGGGAGCGTACATCTATACACACCTCCGCGATACAGCAGCCCGGTATGGGCAAGGTATTCCATGCACGTTTCCGCAAGCAGTTTCCTTACCCCGTCCGTCGTATTGAGTGCAGACAGGGCGGATTCCCCGCCCGTTGCAAGTGTTCTGGAATAGCTGCCTACTGTTTCGCTTTTGACTTCCGCGTCATTTTCCGCAGCGTTTGCAAGGTTTTTCACGGCAAGCGTCTGCGCCGCTTCGATGACCGCATACTTGTCAACCAGCGCACAGCAGCACATCTTTACCGCGTCCAGATCGGCGTGGCCTTTAGCTTTGTTGCGCGTGTAGTAATCGAGGAAAGAGCTGGCGCGGACAACAAGACGCGGGAAGTCATTTTCGCTCACAGCGCCCATATAAGTGCCGAAGTAGTATTCAAAGTCTGCGTAAGTCATACGGGTCAGCTCCTTTCAAATCAGCCAGAAACGGTAACAGTGGCAGTGCCGGTCTTGGTCCCGTCCTGCTTGGACTTCGCGGTAACGGTGATGCTGCTCTTGGTTTCGGTAGCGGAAACGGTCAGAACGCCCTCATCGCTGATATTGCTCTTCGTACCGTCCTGAGACCATTCGACCTCACCGTTGATAATGCCCTCGCCGTCAACCTGGGCCGTAAACAGCTTGCTCTCACCCTTCTTTACGGTAGCAGTAGCAGGGGTCACGGCGACGGTGGAAATATCGCCGCCCTTGCCATAAACGGCGAAGGGGAAGGGATTGGCCTTGTCCACGTTGTAGGCGTTGACGGGGTTGGCAATCTCCCAGCCCAGACGCATGACGGCGCGGAGAGCAACCATGTCGTTCTGCATGAGGTTGTAGGTGATGGCCTTGGTGCTGGGGTCCTGAATGACGCCCTCGGTGAAGATCTTGAAGGTCATGTCCTGGCGAATGGCGTACACCAGCTGGCTCCAATCACCAACGATCATCTGAGCCTGAGCGGGGTCAAACGCGCCGTTCATGGGGAAATACATATCCATGCCGTCGAGGCCGTAGCGGGTGGCACCCTGCATATCGGACTTGAAGATGGGCTGACCGGTGGTGTCCTTCAGGCCGCGCAGCTTACCGCGCATCTGGATAGCGGACATCACGCCGTTGGGGTTGAAGCCGTCCAGCTCAACCTTGGAGATCAGGCCATTCTCGCCCATGATGTCGTCAAACACGCTGGTGCCGACGGGAACGCCGTTACCGGCAGCGATAGCAGCGGGAACAACGCCAGTGCGCCATGTGGTGGGCTTGTTGGTGCCGAACAGGATAGCCGCATCGATGACCTTGCCGAAAGCCTCGGTCAGACGGGGCTTGACCTCGCCCCAAATGTCATAGTCCGCATCATCGAGAGCAGCCTCGGGGATGGGGACGATAACCGCAATTTCCTCGGCGTACAGCTTCTTCTTGTCCCACGCCATCTTGGTGGTCTGCTTGAATGCCTCGCCTGCGCCACTGTCAGTGGCTTCGCCATTGACAAAGTACGCAGAGGGCAGGGCATCCAGCACGTTGATGGTCTGCGTCTTGCTGGACATATTCGCCAGACGGCGGCCCATGCGCAGGACAGCGGATTCGGCGATAGCGCCCTGCATGATTTCGCGGGTTACGGGTTCCGGGATAAGTCCGGAAAGTGCGGAACGATCAATAGTTGCCATGTTGTAATCTCCTTTTCGTTACTTGAGTGCGCCGCGGATCAGATTGTTCATCGCGGCATTGGTATCTATTTTCTTTTCGCCGCCGCCAACAGCGGCAGACCAGTCGATTTTTACGCCGTCTTGGAACGCGGACGGATCAGCGCTGACTTGCGCCTTGTGCCATTCGTCAAACCCATCAAGCGCACCGTCCTTGATTTCAAGGTGCTTTGCTTTCAGGTCTGCCAAATATGCTTTTTCAGCAGCTTTAGAGCTGAATTTTACGCCCTTTTCAGCAAGCGTCTTACGGATCACATCTGCGTAGTCATAATCGGCAATCTTGGACTTGTAGCCCTCGATTTCCTTTTTGAGCGCTTCCGTTTCCGCGCTGCCGTTCGCTGCAAACTGCTTGTTCTTCTCCACTTCCGCGTCCAGTTTGCTCTGGACAGTCGAAAGCGCCTTTGTGATTCGCCTGTCAAACTCCGCCTTGTAGGTCGGGTCAGCCAGTATTTCATCAAAAGTCATAATTTCGTCTGCCATTTTTACTCTCCTTTTATTTATTTCCACAGCGTCATTCCCCGCTGCGTATTACAAAAAAAGAGCCGAACAATGCGCAAAATCTGCGTACTGTTCGGCTCCTATTGCCCTTTCCCGCGCCCTATTGCGCGGAAGTGCTGTATTTGATTGTTTTCTTGACCTCTAAGACGATGTACCCGTCACCTTTGCGCCGGATTTCTACATCGTTTCCACGTTTGAGAATGGCTTGCACGGCCTTGATTGCTTCGTCAAAGTTCAAGTCATATCCGCCTTTCAAAACACAAGAAGGAGAACCACATCGCTGCGGCTCTCCTTCTTCGTTGGCGCTTTGGCAGGCGTGGCGTTCCCCTGCATCTCTCGGGTTTCCCCTATCAATACCATCGGCGTGTGGCTGCCACGAAATTGACCACCTCAAAGCACCTTGCTTATCCTATAACAAGTATAGCCGCTTTATTCAGATTTGTAAAGTATTTTTTTCGTCCGTAGATACCGCTTGTATCGCTTTTCTTCCACTCGCAAAAATGTAATCACAGAGTTTTTATACTCTGGATTGTCTGCATTTGTCGCAAGCCGCAAAATGAGCTGGAAGCGTTCCCCTGCGTCTTCAAACGCTTTAAGAACAAACGCGGTGTTCGGTTTGTTTGCTTCTAAAATATAATCGGGAGCCTCTACAATTTGCGATAAATAGTTTTTGTACCGTTCAAAATCCCGCGGATGTCGTTTTTTTATGTGCTGTATGCGTTCATCCGTTATGACTACTTCATCCGTGCGGATGTCTTCTGTTACTACTCTGTACTTTTCAGTATCAATTTGCCCAATGTGATGCACTGCTCCGCCGCCACTCGCCTTATTTGCGTTTATTATAGTAGATTTCGTTGAAGCAGACAAGCCATTTACTTTTTGTTGCGGCAAATTATCTACATACAGCACCTTCATTCTCTCCCGCTGCTCCGGCAGCCCTGCAGCCGCACTGAACGCATTGTATTTGGCGTTTAACCGCCGTAGCCGTATGTTTACCGCAGTCTCATCTTCATGCAATCCTGCGGACTTGTAGGCGGCTTTTTCGCGCTTTAACTTTCTAGCCGTCCGCTCAATACGGCGCTGCATCTGGGTTGCCTCGTATGCCGTGTAATCCTTGCCATCAAACGTGCATCCATGGCCGTCATCGATGTGTTCCAACTGTTCATCCGTGTAGGTGCGCTCGGACACGCCCTCAACCCACGGGAACCGCCTGTGGCGGCAGTTGGCCCCTTCCAGACCGTCAACTGCGCCCAGGCCGCAAACGTCATAAATGCTCGGGTAAATGTCCCCAGCTCGTACGCTGTAAACGCGACCTTGCCAATCCTTATGCGATGACCACGGTGACGGTCCCGGCTTATCTCGTGCGCCAACATGGGCCGAAACTTCAAAATATGGTGTATCCAGATATTCTGCGGATTGCTCCGTATACTTGGCGCAGATTTGAGATACGCCGGTCATTACGGCTCTTCGAACGGCAACATCGACATGATCTCGATGGCCGCTTTCGTAGTCAACCACTTTTAAACCGCTGTCCGCAAGTTCCTTCACAGCCGTTTTAATCGCCTGATTGTAGTTGATTGCACCGCTTTGCACCTGCAACGCTGCGCTGTCAAGTGCCCATTGGTACGCTTTGGCAGGTGGGAGCATTGTACGCCCACCGTCCACCAGGAAGCCCATGGATGCAGTCAGATTGTGGGATGTATCAAGTGTCTGCGTCCTGATCGCCGCCACTTCCGCAGCGTCAACCAGTGTCTCAGGCTGGTTGATATGCGCAAGGTCAATCATATCAGTGTAATACTGTTGGTTCCTTGCGACCACATCGCCCAGCAGCTTGTCCAGCTTAGTTTTACTGATGCCGGAAGTCTCGCGGATTGCTTTCTTGATTTCCTTTAGGTTGATGCCGTGGGACCGCAATGCGCGAATATCCTGCACCGTTACCTCGTTCAGCTCGTCTGCAGCTTTGAGCCGGGAACAGATTTCTTCCAGCAGCGTGATTTCAAGCGCCCGGAACAGCTCTGCCAGCTCTTCCGGCAGCGCATCCAAAACAGGAGGGGAGAATGGGTATTTCGGCACTGCCAGTCACCTCATTCCACTTCGTTCTGCTGCTCCGTGGTCATATCCTGCATCTTCGGCAACGCCGCCTTTGCGGTCTCCTCGTCCTCGTTCATCCACTTCATGCGAAACTCCCAATCGTTCATGATGCCCGCCTGCAAGAGCTGCATATCACGGGAAAAATCGGTCTGCTTGTCCTCAATGATGCTGTCATCAAAATCGATAGAAATCTCCACGTCCTCATTTAGCCCAGCGTTCATGGCTGTGTTGCCGAGCCGAAGCAGGATGCGGCACAGCTCCACCAGCGCTTGCTCGAGGATAATTTCATGCTTCTTGATCGTGCGGAACATGGTGGAGTTCTCGCTAATGACCTGCGTTGCTGTCGCGACGCTGCCACCGTCGAAACGGTAATAGGTCTCGCCGAAACCGCACTTACTGGACAGTACGTTAAGTTGGTCTTGCAGTCCTACATTCAGCTGCTCGGTTCTTAGCGTCGGGGAAATTGTCTCTACGACGTTTCCTTGCTGCGTATCCTCTGGAAGCATATAGAAACGCCGGTCGTTGTCGTCAAGCGTCGGTTCGTCGTCTTCCCACCTTGTGGCGGGCATTTTGACCATCATCATCATAGGCCCGTTCTCAAACTCGTTCACATAGCAGTCATAGGCACAGTCAACGCCGCGCAGAACGTCGATTGCATTTGCATACACAGGGATACCAACCGGAAGCAGGTGGTCAAGATTGTTTGCGATGTTCGGTCTGTCGATGACGAACTGCCTCTTGTCGCTTCCCGTATGTACCACAGGTGGGATTCGCTCAAAGCCCGGAACATCGGTGAGTAGCGCGTCGGCAAGCGTCTCGTTTTCGTATCTGTAAATACTATTCTCGATGACGTAAAGACCGTTTTCGTCTTTCCGGTGAATCTGCAAATACAGATAATTCTTTCCGGCTCGTGTGACTACGCTGTCAAACGCGCATTCTGTGATAAATCCATTCTGCCAAGCCAGCGGAAAGATGTGCTCAATCGTCACATAGTCCAGCTCGATGCCAGAAACATCACCCGGCACGATCTCGCCGCTTTCATTAACGGCCTGCCCCACCACACGCGGAATGTACGCCACGGTTCCGAGCGCTGATTTCATTTCCTGCATTTCGTTTGCCTTGACCGTGAAGTTGTTCGCCGTCAGAACCCTGTCAATAAACTCCTGCTCCTTCTGGCCTTCAAGCGTGATCTGAACCTTCTCATTCATCAAGAGGTTTGCCCAGTCCTCACAAACCTTTTTCGCCATACCGAGGCTTGCACGGTTGCACTTTGTCCACTTATGCCCGTTATATCGCCGGTATTGATGGAAGCCCTTGACTTTGCCGACGTACCACGACTTCCAAAGGGACACGTATGTATAGAATTCCTCTGGGATCGTCGTATACCCGAATTCCTTTAATTTATCGATAACCGTCATGCAATAACTCCCATTCTGCGGCTGACAGGCTCTAACGCATATCTCGTCGCGTCAATCAGGTGGTTGTTCGCGTCAGGGTAGCCGCTAATAATGTCGCCGTCTTTGTTTCGTTCGTATTCGTATCCAACAAATTCATCGTAAGCGTGCGGTGTGCGTCGCCTGTCAATGACGATTGTTCTTCTCTGCAAAAACTTCATGCCGTATTCCACCGAACCGGGGCCTTTTACCGCTTCATACGCAGGTAGCCCCATTGCCCGAAGGTCAGCAACGCTCTTCGGTTCTGCGCTGTCGCAGATTGTTCGCACGTTGTTATATCCACGCTGCTTTATCATAACCGCGCTCTGCTCGTTGGACAGCTTGTTTTGATAAATCTCGTCCAGTAGATAGATCGTCTCTCTCGCTCGATCATAATGCAGCCGAATAAAAGCGAACGGGTCGGGGAACCAGCCAAAGTCCACTCCCTGATAGATGCGGTCAAAACTTTTGACTTCTTCATCTGTGATCTCCCGCAGCACAAGCTTGTCAAACACATTGCCGCCCGTGCCGACCGGGATACCGAGATATTCGTGCTGATACGCGCGCTCGTCTGTCTCTTTGAGGTGTTCCGCTTCTGCAAGAAACTGTTCTCCCAGCCACTCGGGCGGTGCTTGCAGATACGTGGACTTATGACACAGCCGGTCAGCGCGTTCTTCCAAACTGTCCTTGTTTGCCCAGTTGTCACGCGAAATAGGCGGGTTGTAGCTTTCAAAGTTCCAGAACACCGAGCCACCGCGCATGGTCGACTGCAAAATGTTTCGGATTTCCGCACGTCCGGCAAACTGGTCTTTCTCCTCAAAGTGCGTCACGGCAATATAGCCAAACGGCACCTTAATAGACTTGATCTTCATGGGGTCGTCAGCGCCGCGAAACATGATCTTTTGGCCTGTCGGCTTGTAGATCAGCTCCATTGGGGATACTTTCGCGTCCCAATACGCCGCCATGCCCAACTCGCCGATTGCCCAGATATACTGTGCATAAACGCTATCGCGGATTGTATTTGCCACCTTGCGCAACACAAGCGCATGCGTTCCCGGATTGCCAACCAGCAAAAGCGGTACAAGAATTGATACTGTGGAGGATTTCAGTGAGCCACGACCGCCGCTAAAATCGTAGTGCGTGTGGCCGTGGTGGAACACGTCATGTGCCACGTCGTAGAATGCAGAGCCGATTTTTTCAGACAGGCGAATGTCAGACATCAATAACCACCTTGACGGAATCCGTTCTTATTTTTGTCTCGTTCACTTCCCGCCAACCAAAATTGCAGCCAAGCGAGAATTTTGCGCCGTTCGCACCGTCTTTGTCGTAGAGCCGAGATTCGGCATATTCTTCACATCTGGACTTTGCGCGCGTAACCGTGTCCGCAAACTCCGGCCTTGCTTGATAATCCAGCAGCGCTTGTCTCCCTGTGAATCCAAGCGCCAATGCAAGCCCCGTGATTGTCGGCGGCTTTGCGTTGATGATGATCGGCACTCCGTACTTATCGCGCACGGCACAGCCGTCATCTCCGATAAACGGTTCACCTTCGCACTCTTTGAAGTAAGCGTCAATGGCCTCCTGCATTGCCTTTACGCTTTTCCATTTTCTTGGCGCTCCACCCGCCATACGCTCACTCCCTTTCGTTTTGCTACCGGCCCCCGCCCCTTGGCCTTACATAGCAGACTTACCCGCCCAATTGGGCACTCCTACTATTTTTTTGAACGGACGGCTGGAGTCGAACCAGCGACCAAGGGTATTCAATCGCATATCCCTTCACGCGATAAAGCTCTGCCGACTGAGCTACGCCCGCATTTGCTCGGCTTGCCGCTTAGATTGTCACGCCTCATGCGCGCTTGAAGCCCCGCAAGCATTTCAAGCGGCCACACATTGGCTATCGCAAGGGGGACGCATCCCCACGGCAGTTTTCAGCGGCCATTGTCATTTGCATGTGAGCCATGCCGGACGGTCTCACATTGTCCGGGCGCTACCCGGCCTCTAATACCACACCGCGCTGCGCCTTTTCATCAGCCACGCACTGTTTTTGCGGATTAACTGTCCGCCGCTATCCGGATAGCTTGTGCGTACTTAACTTCTCGCGCTTCCTCGCCCGCTTGTGTGGTTGGTGCGGCATTGCAGTCCTGCCCTGCTTTAGCGCTTCAGGGAAAGCCCCTGTCACTCGCTGTGGTCTCCTCACACTACGGGGTACCTATGCCGCATATATGTCCGGTTTCCACGGTTACCCCACTTGTTTATACTCCGTTGGTGACTCCGTTTAGAGTTTGGCGCAGGCGGCTGGAATCGAACCAGCACATACGGGAGTCAAAGTCCCGTGCCTTACCTTTTGGCTACACCCGCATAAAAACAGACACCCGCGAGATATCCCGTGAGTGTCTGCATGCCGGTAACGCCCTTGCGAGGCCGCTTGCGCGGAGGCACCCATTACCGGCTGTGCCTTAACCTATGGAGGGAAGAAAGAGGAGAAAAATGAAATTTCGGGTTGTGGGCTGACTGGTTCCACTCTCCGATGATACTATTTTAGCACGTTTTTATGTGCCTAATGGGCCAACTTTTAGGAAACCAGGCCCAAATAATCTGCTACGTGCCACAAAAATGCAGCTTTGCGGCGCTTCATGGTTCTCTCGCTGAATCCGCATCCGTCCATGATTCTAAGCGGGTATCTGTCCCGGTTCTCGCAATTCCGCATGATCACCCACACCAGCTTGCGCCGCACGTTCTCATTGGCAATATCCCGGCCCACGTTGTCCATGGCGTATTCCACGGCCCGCATTTTCTTTGTCTCCGGCCAGTTCTCTATGGTTGCCAGCCGTTCCGCCTTGCGCTCGGCTATCCTGCTGTTACCGGGGCTATGCGGCATACCAGACATGGCAAATGATGATGCTTCCAGCACTTCTTCTCGGGCCGCATTGTACGCGCGGACCCGGCGGGGATAGCCCCTGACGTAGGCGATACACTCCATGCGGATATCGTAGGGGAGCGAGTATTTGTTGCTCATGTAGCACCTCCAGGAGTGTCATAGAACCCCTCCGGTTCCGTGCCCTTTATAATCAACGTGTTTGGTCTGTTTCCCTGATACACCGTCACGTCCCGCCCAAACACATGCGCCTTGGCGAACGTATGGCGGAATGGTTTCACGGCGCCATGTACATGAATTTTCAAGCACGCGCCGCAAAAGGAACCATCAGAGCTCCCTACAAAGTGCTCTTCCACATCCGCAATAGCAAGCTTGGGCTCTTCGCACAAGATTATTGGGACCCCTCTGTAAACGTTCATCGTACCTCCTATTCCAGCGCCGTCTCAACGCCGTACTCTTTGAGCATCTGCCGGATATCTGCCCAGGTAACGTACCCTTCCGCCACGCACTGAGCGGCGTGGTTTAGCTCCCAGGCAAGCTGCTGCACATCGTCCATCGGCGCGTCGTGCTTATCGATCAGGACATACAGCATCAGATCTATGCCCCGGTTCAAGCCCTCCACAATGCCGTTGCTGTAGGCTTTGTCTACGTCGGCCTGTGTGCGGGGTATTCTGCGGGGGTTAGTCTTGGGCATGGGCATCCTCCCTCCTCTTGCCGTAAGCGCACCAGAATTCCGGTGGCACATGGCATTCAAGGCACGGGCCGTATGAGCATATCAGACCATCCACTACGTAGTAGCTGTTCTCGCAATCTTTGCACCGCACCACCGGGGCCACGTCGGCGGCTGGGGCCACGCGAAGCAGTCCTGCCGCAATATCCAAGCCATCACAGCGCCCGACTAAATATTGGCTGCTCGCACTGTTATAATACCTGTTTCTGCTGTCAACAATCGCCTTAATCGTTGCTTCCCGCTCAATGTATTCAGCCATCATCAATCCTCCTTGAACGCATTGTAGTGGCACCCCATACACTTGGGGAACACATCGTCAGGGTTTTCTTCCTGATACTCTGCAAATTTTTGTGCCTTTTCTCTGGACTCGAAAACAGAAGAATAGTGAACGACCGGATTTGTATTCCGTCTGTAAGATGGGCTGTAAATGCCGCAGTAGAGTGCGCCCTGATAGTCGCAGCATACAATTTCTTTGATTGTCCCCTTGTACACTTTGTTGGAGCAATTCACCCACCAAACGGTATCTCCAACATTCAGTTTTGTCTTAATGTCAGACATCTTCATCCCCTCCAAATTCCGCCTCGTACTGCTCCGGCGTGATAATCTCAATGTCCTTTGCGGAATAGCCCAAGGTGTCGAGGCACATCAACCGGACCAGCTTTTCCTTGTCAATAGACGCCGCAGCGTCCTCATAGGATACGCCGGGTTTTGCCTCAAAGCTGATTTGAGCGCCGAACGCCCCAGCCACGCTAAAGCAGATTTTGTATTCAGCCATCCTTCATCTCCTCCACATAGCACCAACTCTGCGGCGCGCGCTTGATATGACCGCCATTTTCGCATGATGCACACCCAAATTCATCACACACTTTGTCTATGCAGTTTTCAAACGGGCGCGAAAACTTGCTCAGCTCCTTCGGCGTATCGTAGATTTTTAGGCCGGAGATATGCCAACCGTAACAACGCCCCTTATCGCCGATATAAGCTATAATTTCTGCCTGAGATAAGCACGTCGCAGGGGAAAAGGCGGCATTTGTTGGACACCATAGCCTGCCGCCATCGTATGTGATCGGGACAATCCGCTCACAGGCAAACTCCCCAATGACCTTGCCGTTAGCCTTGCGGATTTTCCCGTCTGCACCGTGCAGCTCAAGAATGTTGTGCGGGTCCTTCGCGTCAGGCATCGTACAGTAGATGTACGCCTTGAACGGCGTTTCCAGCTTTGGCCTGGTCTTTCTGACTTCGATGGTCTTTTCACCGCTGGCGATCTTCTCCACCCACTTGGGGCGGATGCTCAGCATAACAGCCTTACTCATTTCTTCATCGCCCCCAATGCGTTCTCCGCCTCCTCGCGGGTGAGAAATACGGTCTTGCCAAATCCGTTTAGCGCTACGCCATACTCCCGCCCTCTGGCGTCTATTGGCTCAAGGCCAATAAAGCCGATTTTATTGCCCATACCAATCTGCTTGACCTCGCACTCGCTTATATGCTTATCCGTGTCCAACAAGGCAAACACCCGCTGTCCCACCTTGCACGGCAGCACCACCAGCCGCCCGTCCTTGTCGGCCTCGGCCAGCACCCTTACTCGGCTAATGCCACCGCACTCTCCGACAATAGTGCAAAGGTCGCTCCAGTCTTTAACCAGCGCAGCCACTTCCTCCGGCGTCAGCCCCGTGTCCTCGTAGGCGGCGAGGCGTTCAACCAGACAGTCAAACGATGGGCAATCTATGCAATCCATGTCCACATTGCAGCTACCAGAACACTTCATGTAATGGTCGGTGCCAAGATAATGCTTTTCCGTCAGTCGTTCCATCACTCCGCCTCCCGCATCCAAAACTCACGGCGGCAATCGAGGCATCCAGTGTAACGATTCAATTCGCAGATATAATTTTTGTCAACATTTCTTGGGCACATCCCAACAGTACCATCACGGTCCACCATGCAGTTTGGCCACTGCTCCAAAAACACACTCTGCCGCGTCTTGCGCGGGTGTGCGGCAGACCATTCCTCGGTGTTCTTCACAATTTGCGCCGCATCAACGCCCCACACCTCACTCATGGTGCCGCACATTCTGTTCCGCTCCTCAATAAACTTCACAGCATCCATCACATATCCCTCCATCTGCACCCGTCACAGGCGCCCTCGTGTGCTTGTTTGTACTTCCCGCAGTATTGGCACAGCTCGTTTTTCGTGGCGTGCAGTTCGCTTTGCTCCTCCTCCACCGCCACGGCCTTGGCAAACTGCGCCAGTCCCTCGCTCATCTTCTCGATCTTCGCATCCCGCCGCATGATGGTGTCCCGCAGGGCGTCGTTGGCCTGCAACAGCTCATCGATGTGCCGCTGCTGGTTCTCAATCAGGTCAGCGGCGTATCCCATCGCTTTTTCGATACATCCAAACTCGGCAATCAATGGACACGCTCCTTCGCATTTCTTATGCTGCTCGCAGCTCCGCAGCGCGGTCACGATTTCCTTTTGTGTCATGTCATTCCTCCTCGCCAAATGGCAATCATGCTGGGAAACGGTGCCGTTCCCATCGGCTTTCCGTCCATCTCGAATTTCAGCCGACCGCGCAGGAATCGGATCTCCGCCTTGCCCAGAATGTAGTCGTGAAAACTGGCACGGTCAGTCCGCGCCGGAATCAACAGCACCACCGTTGTCCCTGGTTTCTGTCCTTCGCGGTAACACTTCTCCGTCCACAGCCCGGTTTCCTTGCTTCCGTAGGGCGGGTTACAAAACACTGTTTCGCCCCCCCAATTTTGCCGCAAACCATCATCGTTTTGCGTGAAATACCGCGCACACTTGTGGTTTTCGTCACTGGATGCGACGTCCAGCGTGAAATGGAACTCCGCGTCCAGCTCATCAAAGAGCCTTTGCGGTGTTTCCCAGAAATTCTTATCGCTGGAAAACAAAGCGTCGTTCACCATGTTATTCCTCCTCCGGAAAATGTTTCTTCGTCACCGCGATGGGGAACGGCTCGATCTCGCTTGCCCAGCGCGCCGTGCCTTTGCCGTGTATGCGTTCCCAAATCAGCGGATAGCCCGCGATGCCATCAAATAAGCTCCCCAGCGTTGCGCCCTCCGGCAGATACCGCGCCATGCGCCGCAGCATCCAGTTCCAGAAGGGCAGGCCAATGGAGTTACCCAGTGCCTTGTACTTTGGGCTGTCCGCGTCCTTGTGTTTCTTGCCCTTCTCATCCGTCCAGTCGCCAATGTCCACCCATCCGTCCGGGAACCCTTGCAGCCGTTCGCATTCCATCGGTGTCAATCGGCGCACCACCATGTTCTGCACCGGGTATGTCTCCGCGTCCTCCCGATAAGCGCAGTTCGCCTTTGCCCGCAGCGCGTGGCTCACGTCCTCACAAACCACCGCGTGGCTTACCTTGCTTTCTCCTGCGCGTAATGCGTTCTTCGTTTCGCTTTCTGCCCAGTTTTCTTCCATCGCGCTTTTGGGCTGGTATAAAATCGCCCGCGCCGCGTCAGGGGTTACACCGCACACCAGCATATCGTTGTAGGCGTCCTGCCCATTGTAGCTCCCGGCATGAGCGCCTGGGGAAAGCGTACCCGTCACATCTTGGTATGTCAGCGGCACTTGATTTCCGCACATTACCCCGTGGCGGTCGCCGGCGGTCAGTGTAGGAGACGGGTCGCCCTCTTTGCCGATGCCAAGACCGTTGCCGCTGCCATCGTGGTTGCGGCTCTCTCCGCCGCCCTGCCATCTGGTGGCTTTGTCGTTGATGGGGATAGCCACAACCGGCTGGTTGCTCCCGCTCATGCCCGCCGCTGCGGTCAATGTGGGCACTCGGTCGTCTGTCCGCAGTTCTGCGCCGCCCTGCTGTGTAGCCATGCAGAAAATCGTCTGATCGTTCCCCGTGCCCAGCGTTCCGCTTTTCTCCGTCTGCACTAACGCACCTTTTCCTCCGCCGTCACACCCCCCCGGATGCGGACTGCATACGATGTTGGGAACTCTGTCGGCGCAGGGGCTTCCGTCCGCTCTTGCGGTGAGGCTCCTTGCGACTGCCGGATTAGCACCGCTTTCAGACGCGCCGGCAAATCCTTCCCCCGCCTCTCTGCTCTCCGCAATATCCCCTGACACGCTTTCGCGGTCAAATTGTATTTCGGATGCGGTGTCTCCTCCAAAATCTGCGACAACCGAGATACGACGACGGCGTTGGGGCGCTCCCCAGTGTTGCGCGTCGTGAGTTCGCCACACCACGCTCCATCGTCCTCCCACTTCATCGTGATACCCTCCCCAGGTAGGCCAGCCCTTTTCAGGCACTTCAATACCGGGGGCTTCCGGCTCGACGATTTTGATGATCTCTTCGAGCACGGCTGCGAAGTCTTTTCCTTGGTTGCTGCTAAAGGCTCCGACCACGTTTTCCCACACGAGATACCGAGGTCTAACCATGTCACCTGTCCGTCCATTCCTTTTGTCCGCCTCCCTCATTTCTTTTACGATGCGTACCTGCTCCATAAACAGGCCGCTTCGCGCTCCCGCCAAACCGGCGCGTTTCCCGGCGATGGATAGATCCTGTCTAACAAGGTGAACCACCTGTAATACACCAAACGGGTTCAATCTCTGCCCCATTTATTTTCGTAATATCGCCTAAATGTTTCACCTAAATCACCTCCTAATCTCCAAACACAACGCCGCACTCGTCTTTCAGCACATCCTTGATGTGCTTCCGCTTGATGCGGCCTTCGTTTATCTCCTCCGCCAGGTTCTCCAGGCACTCGTACAGATACGCGATGCTCTGCGTGTCACGGCTGTCCGCCGTCTCCTCTTGGACGTGCCAGCCGCATTTGTCCATCAGCACCATCGCCACCATGTCCATGTTCTCCCGTGTGCCTTGCAGCTTGCCACGCATAAAGATGCGGTCGTCCCTGCTCAAATGCTGCTTTGCCATGTCAATACCTCACCCCGATGTAGTCCAGCACCCGCGCATAACCAAGACCGTCTTTCGTGGGCTTCCACAGCCCGTCCGTGTCAAATGCCCCACCGCCGATGCAGAACGCATAGTGCTTCGGGTGCGTCAGTTTCATGCGTTCAAAACGGTTGACGCCTTTTTCGAGGTGCGCTCCGAACGCGCAGAACATACAGCCCGTCCTCTGGCATCCCGTGCAGTGCAGTTTGCAGTCGATCAGCGTTTCCGCATAGTCGTTATCACCGTCACTGGCTACGATATCGCCGTAGACACTTGCGATAGGTAGCTCTCGGTCTACAATGAATCGCAGCACATCCTGTTCCGTCCAGAAACTCATGGGCTTAGATAAGGGACGCCTTCCTTCAAAAGCGTTGCAGCCGGTGGCAGTCCACTTAATCATCCGAAGCCGACTTTCTTCCGCCATTATCGCTGTAGTTGGCACACGCTTTTCTTGATGATCATATCTGTGCATAGGCGATTTTTTCATCACCTTGCAGCAAGAATCGGAAATCAAAAATGGTGCAGCCAGCAAGAAGACCCACTTCTCGCAATTATAGGGAGACTTATTTCCGTCCTTGTCCAAGTATTCACCCCGTAGCCGTTGTGCGGATTTCCCGCCCGGATTTATTCTTGCGTTGCCGATATACGCGGCCACCTCTTTGCTCACGATGCTGTACCCGTACTTCGTCACCACCTGCCGAATGTTCATCTTCGGGCGCAGGCGTACAAGATTTACAGTCACGCGGGGAAACTCCCTCCGCAGCCAGTCGGTGTACTCATTGACGAACTTCTGTATCTCCGGGTACTCCAACCCAGTGTTCACGAACACCAGATTCAACTCCCACGGCGGCGTCCTGAAGCTCGCCAGATACCGCGCCGCCAGATACGCCAGCACCGTGCTGTCCTTGCCGCCGGAGAAGCTGACGTAGCACTGCCCGCCCCATGCGGTGTACCATTCGTCCAGCTTTTCGTAGGTCAGTATCTCCTTGTCCTGCACGTCCAGCGCCATCAGTTTCTTCGCCGCCTCATTCGTCAGCGGCTGGTTTGTCGGCATCATCACTCGCCATCCTCCAGACGCACAACCTCGTAGCAGCTGTAGCTGCCGCCGTTGCGGAAAGCGTGGCAGATCGCCGCACGGACATTCTGATACTTCCGACCGGACAGCTGCGCCAACTCCGCCGTGGTCGTGCCCCACCAGCGGGGCAGACGGTATTTGTCCTGCGTCACGATCATGTACACGGTGGTCATGCTCACACCTCCCGGATGGCGAACCCGTACCGATTGCGGAACAGCTTTGCTTTCATGGCATACTCGCTGGTACGCATCCCCTTCACGTCCTCCACAACCGGAAGCCAGTACCGCTGGCCGTAGCTGTCAGGAGCCGTTCTGCTCTCGTACACGAAGTCCGCGATGTAGTCGATACTTTTCACGCGGTCGCCCTCAAACGTCGTGTACGCCTCTTGCAAGCAGTACCGCACCTGCAATTTTAGCCCCCGTATCTCCCCGGCATTTTGCAGCAGCAACAAAGCGTCATAGCGCTCCGCCTCCTTCTTGCTGTCGAAAGTCAGCTTGCCGCGCCGCGTCTTCTGCGCCTTGTACTTTCCGGGCTTGCGCATCTTCTCCATGACCTGCTTCTGCGCCGCAGGACTAAGCCGCGCCAGGTCGTCACTCTTTAAGCCCATCCTCTAATCCTCTTTTCTCCAACCCTCGTTTGTTCATCTCAACCTCCAGTTTTTTCCGCTGCCCGTCACGCTCATGGTAAAGCCATTCGCGCGCTCCGCAATGCGGGATCCTATCGCCTCGTCCCAGTCCAATATCTGTCCTATCGTCCGCTCAGAACTGATGATCGTAGAACACTCAGGCTTTATGTACCGTGCGTTGAGTATTTCAAACGCAATGTTCCGGTCAGCCTCCGTCACGTTGCCCTTGAGAAAGTCGTCGATGTAAAGCACGCGGATCGTTTTCAGCTTTCCCACGGCATCTGCGTACAGCTCCGCATCGTTTACCTTTGCCTTGATGGATGGAATGTCCGACCGCCACTGCATATACCGTACCGGCAAGCCTGCCTCCATCAACTTCCCGCAGATCGCCGTGCACAGGTGCGTCTTTCCGCTGCCGGGGGTCCCACCGGCATAAAACCACTTCCCGCGCCAATCCGTGATATACGCCTCGGCCATCTGCTTTGCCTGCTTTTGCCACGGCTCCGCCGTCTGGTACGTCTCCAGCGTACAGCTTTCCAGCAGACCGGACAGACCGCTACGCTCAATGCGCCGCTGGTTGTCCTTGCGTATTTGGCAAGGGCAACTACGGGTTATAAGCTCCCCGGTGGCACTGCGTGTGACCGTATAGCCCCTGTCCTCGCAGTCCGGGCACTCAAAGTACGACTTCTCCTGGGATATTCCATTTTTTTGCAGGTGCTCCAGCACCGCCGTTATGTCCACCGTCGTGTTCCTCCTTCCACCTCGTCTCCCAATTCCGCACGGCGGCTTTCCAGTCCTTCATGCGGTTCTTGCCTACCATCCAGCCCTTTTGCTCGTAAAAGGCGACAAAACGATCTGCGTTGACGTGATAGCCCTGCGCTTGAACATAGGCGGATACATCATCAACGGATGGCGGTGTGAAGCGCTTCGCGCGCGTATCACTCACACCGTTAGGTGGGAGTGTATTATCTTTGGTTTTGTCTTTGGTTTTGTCTTTGGTTTTGTCTTTGGTTTGGCACGTTTCGCATGCGGTCGCATCCGTTCGTATGCAATCGTATACGGTCGTACCATCATGCCGTGCATATCGCTTTTTGGCGTTGCGCTGGTTCTTTGCGCATCTCTCGTCATACGCCGCTTTTGCCCTATTTATATCGTCCGCAATAAAATCAAATGCGATCGACTCCCGTCCCGTAAGTTCCTCCGTCTCTCCGGTCTCGCCATATTCCAGCAAGGCCCGTACAAGCCGACCTACCTCTTGATCTGAGAGTTTCTCCAATTTTTTGCGATAGCTGAAATAAAAGGGAATGTACTCAAGAGCCACTATGCACCGCCTCTCACTCCTTCGGCGATACGCCTATTTCCCATTCTTTTCTCCCTGCCTCTCGTACTCGTCCGTCAGGTGCCGTGCGATGGTGCAATGCTCCCACGCCCCGGCACAGAATTGATTCATGAAGCGGGATGCCGCGCCGCCCGTCTCAAAGCTGACGCGGCTACCGCCCTCGCAGCAGACCCGCCGTTTCTCGCTGCTGGTAAAGTATGGGCAGGTGTACCGCTTGTACCAGTAATCCATGCCGCCTTACCTCCTATCAGAATGGCATATCGCCGTCCGCGTCGAAGTCCTCGTCCACCTCCACGAACTGTCCGCCCGCGTATCTATTGGCGCCGCTGTCCACGTCCTTCTTGGCATCGCCAAAGTAGATGTTGTCCGCCAGCACCTCGGCGTTCCGGCGCTTGTTTCCGTCCTTGTCCGTCCAGTCACGGATCTGAAGCCGGCCCTCCACCACGGCCATACGGCCCTTGGTGAAGTATTTGGCCACGAACTCGGCCGTGCTGCGCCAAGCCACCACATCGATGAAATCCGTTTCCTTCTCGCCGCTCTGGGACTTAAAGTCCCGGTCCACGGCCATGGTGAAGCTGGTGACGGCGGTGCCGCTCTGGGTGCGGCGCAGTTCAGGATCCCTGGTCAACCGGCCCATGATTATGACGTTGTTCAGCATTCTGCTACCTCCAGTCGCTCCATGAACTTCTCCAGATCTTTGGCCTTAAAGTAGATACGAGGGTTCCATCGGGCCACATGATAGCCCTGGATAACGCAGTCGTTCCGCAGGGCGTCCAGCGTGTCAACGCTTACGCTCAACAGCCTGGCCGTCTCGCTTCTTGTGTACAGCAGTTTCTTTTCCATCTCTACCTCCTATAAATATGACTTTCCAAACTCGCGCCGGAAATCGGATTCTGACCAGCCCTCGTTCTTCATGATCGTGAGCTGTCCGTACCGACGCAATCGGCGCATCTGGTCGCCGTTCCGGTGTACGGCGGACTTCCCGTTCCTGTGGCAGCGATTGCCGCACAGATACACCACAACGCCGTACTTCTCGCTTTTCTTCCGATTCGCGCCGCCAAAAATGTGGTGACGCTCCAGCGGGTCACCGGAGTCATTCCGGCCGCACAAAAAGCATCTTTTGTCGTTCATACGCTAACCTCTCCACACCGGCTAACGAGGGCATCCAGTTCTCGCGGCGGCAGGGTCTCAACGCCCTGCGCCTTGCATTCCTGGATGATGATCTCGATCAGTCGGCTCATCTGGGCGGTATCGTAGTCGCTGGACCCTATATATGTCCGAATATTGTGATATCCGGGGATAGAGCGGCATGGCCCCAGGTCCTCCGTAAAGCGCCCGATGTGCCCGGCACACCAAATACGGTTCCAGTACTCAATCCGGTCCTCTTTCACCGGGATCACGTCGTAGTTGTCGCCCACGTCCCGGATGCAGTCCCGGTAAACGTTGTCCGGCGTGACTGGTGCTTCCTTAGTGCTCAGCACCGCCGCCAGCTTTCCAATCAGCGTCCAAGCGTATGCATTGGCGTCCAGACTCCGCTTTTTACGGTATTCCTTGATCTCCACGGCGTACTTCCGCGGTTTCATTTCTCCGACGAACTTGGCGGCGTCCCGGCGGGGGATGGAGAGGCAGAGATAGGTGTCCTCTCCATCCACGATCACCTTGGCCCGCTCAAAAACGGCCTTCATGGCTTAAAAGCCCTCCGGCTCTTCCGTCGGCTGCGGAGCCTCCGGCGCTGAGGATGCGAAATCTTCCGATCTGGGTTCGATTGCCTGCTGCGGAGCATCCATGTCCACCGGAGCGGACGCCAGATCGCTCACGTCAATATTCATCTCCGTGGGGTCATACATGCCCTCCAAGTCCTCGGGGAAGGCCTCACGCAAGGCCTGGACCAACGCCACCTTGCGGATCATGGTGGCCGGTTTCTTGGTCCACTGTTCGTTGACCTCTCCGGTTTTCTTCAGACCGACGTATTCTTCAAATGCCACAGAAATCTCGATGGGCTCCTGGTATCCGCGGACGAAAACCTTGGCCCAGCCGCCCACCAGCTCCTCGCCTTTCAAGACGATGGCGCCGATCCGGTTCTCCATGACTCCGGTTTCTGTGTTCAGAACCACCACTCCCGCCTGCTGCCCGCAAAATGCGGTGTTCCGCATGGCCCGCTTCGTGATGGCATCCTTGCCCACCACAATGGTGGCCGGGCTGTTCCCGTACTTAATCAGGTAAGCCTCCCGCAGGAACGGGTTCAAATGCTGGAACCGGCAGAGGTTCAGGAACATCACGATCTCCTGGTCCGTCACGGCGCCGTTTCCGTTCACCAGATACTTCCGGATGATATTCGGGGAGAGCCTGACGACCTCCTCACCGCACTTAAAATCCACAACCTTGTCGTTGGCTGTCTTTTTCGTCGCTGCAATGCTGTTATTCAATGCCATGGTATTCTCCTCCTCAAATCTTCGTGTATTGGATGCCGTTGCTGGAAAGGAACTGCTTCAGCGCCGTTGCCTGTGGTTGTGTCAGATGGAATTCCAGCCGCAGCAGGTACAGCTTTTCCTGAACCCGGGGCTGCTCCACAATTTTTTCGTTATCCACTGCCATGGATGCCTCCCGCTTTTTGGCGGCCTCTGCGGCATCCTGAAGGGCCTTCTTGTGGCGCAACGCTGCGCCGATGTCCAGCGTCTCCATGTACTTTGCCCGGACGGCGGTGGAAAACTCCGGTTCGATGGTGTCCAGCACGGTCAGATCGTCGTCGATCTTATCCGCCAGGTTTCCGATGGCCTCGCCCACGGCCTCAATCTTGAATGTGGTATTCAGCCATCGCTGGTCAAAAATACGATCCAAAGGCATGATGGCTTTGATCTCGTCCGGCACAATCTCGTCGTAAACAGTTTCAATGGCCTTCCGCTTCTCCTCCCGGCACTGTTCCTCGAAAACCTTTAGCTGCCCGTCGATGGCGGCCACCGGGGCGTCGATCATGGCCACCAGCTCCTTGACCTTGGCCTCAAAATCGGTGTAGGGCGCCATGCACTCCTTCTTGATCTCCTTGCGCTTGGACTCCACGGCCTCCCGCAGTTTGTTCAGTTTGGCCTTTTCGGCCTTGCCCTCCTTGATGGTGTCCTCCGTGACCACCAGGTTGTTGTAATAGTCCAGCTTCTCAGCCAGCTCCGCCTTCAGCTCCTCAAAGTTGAAGCCGATTTCCTTCGGCAGTGCGGTGGTCAAATCCGTGCTCATGATAAATTCCATGGTCTTTTCTCCTTTTCTCGTTAAATCTCCGGGAGCTTCAGGTTTGGGCGCTTTTTTGCTTCCACAGAACGCCAAAATCTGATTCCCTCCGCCTTGGTGCTTTGGATATCGTCCAAAACCTCTTCCCGCTCGATCAGATACTCCCTGGTGTCCTTCCGGTGATTCCCCTCCCGGTCGGTCCACTTGATCTGCGCCAGCAGCCATACAAATTCCCATCCGGCGGCGATCATCTGCCAGATGACTTGGCAGTAATACTGGTCCGGGATGCGGCCATTCCAATGGTCCCACTGCCCGGGGTTCTTGATCTCCGTTGTCTTAATCTCCATCCCGCCATGGCGGCCCGTCTCCCGCTCCGTCAGCTCTCCGTCCGGGGTGCAGAAGATGAACGGGTACTCACTGTTGCGGATGATCTTGTATGGGCTGTCGTATGTAACCTCCATCTCAGGATGGTCCAAGGAGAACAGCGCCCGCAGGTGCGGCTCCGCGTCATGCCCATACTGGACGAATGGCTTCCCGGAAATATCCTCCGGCTCCCGGAGCCCGGTTTTTTCCAGCCAAAGCTCTTCATTGCTTTTCCAGTTGCTCATCCCCAGCATGGCCCCGGCGTCGGATGCGCCGATGCCGTACTTCCGCTCTTCTTTCCATGCTTCAAGGGTCTCCGGAAGGACAATGATGCTCATTCCTCGTCCTCCTCCATATACCGGTCGCCCCGCCGCTTTCAGCACGTCCCGCATCGTCTTTCCCTCCCGTTATTTACTTCCCCGGCCTGTCCAGTTTGTCCAGCAGCCGCATAAACAGATAACTCACCGTAGCCGCGCCGATATACGTCAGCGCCCATGCAAACACGCTCATTTCGCACCTCCGCTATCCTTTCCGTTCGGCACAAGGCCGACAAACTCAAGCCCTCTGCCGCGCGCGTAAATCTCGCCCATGATCGTCCCCAACTTTACAGGGTCGGGGGGCGTGACCCAAATGATTTTGTATTCCGGCTTTTTACTCATTGCCTTTTCCTTTCCCCTGTGCTAAAATAGCCACAGGACACATATCTAAGCCTAAGATTTGTTCCGCCGTCCCGCCGTCCCGCTCAATGCTGCAACATTGGGCGGGGCATTTTTTTACTGCCCATCGCTGGATTCCAGCAGCTCGTCCACGGGCACGCCGAAGTGATTCGCCAGTTTCTTGATTTGACGCGGGTGCGGGCGGCGCGCGCCGTCCTTCCAGTTTTTGATTGATGTCTGAGATACATCAATTTCTTTGGCAAGACGGTAATTCGTCTCGCCACGCTCGGCTTGCAGTCGAGCCAGATTTTCCGGTAAGCTCACCTTTTCACCTCCAAATTTAGAGTATTCTATTGACAAATTGGAGCATTGGTGGTACTCTAAGTTTGCGACAACTATATGTTTCTCACCAGCTCGATTTGTCGGGGTGGTTCGGTTTCTTATTGCCTATCCACGAAAAAGATTATACTTTAAGTTGAAGCATAAGTCAATATAGGTTGAAGTATTATTGTGACGAAGTTGAAGGGATATTTTTATGAGCTTTGCACAAAACTTGAAGTATATAAAAGAAAAAGAGAATCTAACCAACTACCGACTTGCAAAACTTTTCGGTTGCAGTCAGTCGTCTCTTATTAACTGGCTTGATAACGGTGTTGTTCCGCATCCAAAGACCCGCCAGAAGATCGCCGACCATTTCGGCATCACCCTTGCCGAGCTGGACGGTGACGAGCTTCCCGTTCTGCCGGAAAAAGGCGCAAAAAAAAGCGCCCTCGATCCGAAGACCGAGGGCGAGGGCTTAAGCGCAGCAAAGAAAGCGCTATTGGTAGCTATTGATGATTTGTCCGACGCTCAGTGTGAAAAACTCCTTCCGATTGTATTGAGCGCAAAACAAGTACTATGAGTAATGTTTTTATTCCGACTAATCCGCATGATAAGATATTGACCGATGCAGAGCGGCAAAAGTGGGAAAGCGATCTTGATAACAAGAAAGATGACTTCCCGTATATCGCTTTGACAAAGGCGCAGCTAAAGCTTTTAAAGCAAGCGCGAACCGATGCCGTATTGATAACCGCGCATAATGAAAATGATGCTGATGTACTCTGCGGTCATAGCTTTGCATATTGCCTTGTAAATGGCGAAAAGCGAGGGCTTATTGCTCGCCAAAGAGGGGCTAATTATCTTGCATATGCGCAGAAAGAAAACTCCCAAGCGTGGTCTATAACGGCGAGGGATTGCCTCGTTGCTGCAATAGGTGCTGTTTTCGGGTTTCTGCTGAATTGCTTGTTCTCTGGTTAATTATATTGCCACTGAATGTTCAGCGCTTCTCGGATAGCTTCAGCTTTTTCGGGGGTAATGTCTGTCGGCTCGTAGTCTTTGCAGGGATTGTCTTTCCCGCAGCCAAGAACGTACCAACCACCCCAAGTAGTATAGCGGACCACAACATGCTTGCACCCAGAGCACGCGATGCTTTTGCATTTCGGAAGCGCCGCTTTGTCAATGATGGCAGATCGGCGGTTGTATTCTCGCTCCGCTTCCTGCGCCTCTGCAAGCTGCAATTTAAGTTTGCGGTTTTCTTCCCGCAGATTATTTAATTCTCTTCTTGCAATAAACATTCCAACCTCCATAAAACATATTCCGCCTGGCTGTCAGTAAGTGATAGCACCTCAGATTTTAGGCGCTCTCTAATAAGAATAGCATGGTTTTCTTCTTCGCGCAACATTTTGTGTCCCTCCAAATAATTGATAGTAACGGGGCTATGTGTCGATTATTGCACAAAAGTTCGGGAGAAAATACAAAAATAAAAGGTGGTGTGCCAAATGTCAAAAAGCAAAATCCCCGGCCTGTCCTTTAGCTGGAAACGCGCGCTCGGAATCACGAAGATGAAAAGAAAAATTTCAAAAGCAACTGGGATTCCCACGACCAAAGCGGGGCGGCAAAGAAAACTTGGCAAACTCCTTGGTATGAAGTAAGCGAAAAGCCCCCGCCGTCTCCGCAACAACGGCAGAGGGCTTTGTGCAGACAGCGCGGAGCGGTCGCTGTTGCATGATTTGACCATACTCCGCGTTGCTTGACTACTTCAAGGCCAAAACCTTGCAACAAGACAGCGTTCAACGAGGTTCGGCAAGCCCTCATCTTGTGACTTCGCGGCGTGAAAATCGAAGAAATTAAGGTGGTATAAATGAACATCCAAGAGGTGTGCAAAATCCGCAAGGCAGAATTGAAACTGACCTATCAGGAAATTTCAGACACTTCCGGCGTGCCGCTGTCCACCGTGCAGAACTTCTTTTCAAAGTTTTCCAAAGCCCCGTCTATTTACACCGTCGCGCCTATCTGCAAGGCGCTTGGGATCTCACTTGACGAGGTGTTCGGAATTTCCGAACGGCTGACAAGGAACGAAGAGACCTTGCAGGCGCGAAATGACGAGCTGGAGCGCCATGTTGACGCAAAGGAAGACATGATCGAGATTATGCGGCGTGGTGTCCATATCCGCAACGCCGTGATTTTTATTTTATTTGTGGTGGTGGTGTTACTGACCGCGTGGTGCGTGTATGTCGATTTGCATTGCGCAGATTACGGATTTTGGAGGGGGCGGTGATGAGAGCAGCACTGTATATCCGCGTGTCGAGCGACGAACAGGCGCGGCATGGCCTGTCATTGCAAGAGCAAAGAGATGCGCTGACAAGATATGCCCAAGAACACAAAATGACCGTGGCGGGTATCTATGAGGACGCGGGAATATCCGCGCGAAAGCCGTATAAAAAACGTCCGGCGCTCCTGCGGCTGCTGGGCGATTGCAAAGTGGGGAAGGTAGACACGATCTTATTTATTAAGCTCGACCGATGGTTTCGAAATGTCGCGGGGTATTACGATGTGCAAACGCAACTCGACCAGTACGGCGTGACCTGGCAAGCGACGGAAGAGGACTACGAGACGCGAACCGCGTCCGGGCGATTAAAGGTTAATATCATGCTCTCCGTTGCGCAGGACGAAGCAGACCGCACAAGCGAACGAATCAAATTTATAAACGACGGCAAACGGGCAAAAGGGCAACCGGCAGGCTCAAAAGCGCCTTTAGGGTATGCCATCAAGGACAGGCAATACCAGATTGATAACGGCACGGTAGATGCGGCGCGAGATATGTTTGCCGCGTTTATCCGGCTAAAAAGTGTCCTTGCCGTAAAGCGATATATGCTTGATACATGGGGCATTGACCGAGCGTATAGCAAGTATGTAAACTATTTCCGTAACCGTCTTTACATCGGGGAGGTGTACGGAATCGAAAACGCCTGTCCCGCGCTGGTAAGCAAGCAGGACTTTGACCTTGTAACTGATATTATTCAGCATCGGTCACAACGCTGTGCGGGAGTTGACACAGATCGCGTGTATCTGTTTTCCGGGATATTGCGCTGCAAAGAGTGCGGGAAAACGATGCAATCGGAAACCGTAAAAAAAACATATACATACTACCGATGCCGGACGCGGATGCTTGACAACTCCGCTTGCCCGCATACAAAAAGGATCCGAGAAGATGCGCTGGAAGACTACCTACTACACGAGATGGAGGGAATCGCAGAACGGAACAATCGGTACTATAAAAAGGCAGATAAAAAGCCCACGCAAAGCGCGGACTCAATACGAAAGAAAATGGGCAAGCTAAAAACGCTATACCTAAACGATCTGATTGAGTTGGACGAATACAAGCGGGAGTATGCGAGCTTGAAAAAAGCACTTGAAGCTACGGAAGAAAGGCCAGAAATCAATTTGGACGCGCTAAAAAAGGAGCTGCAAGAATACGAAACCTATTCCCGCGATGAAAAAAAGGAATTTTGGACGCGCTTCATCAGGCGGATTGATGCAGACAACGATGGCGCGTTTTTCGTAACGCCCCGTTAGGCATATTTTACCTTCACGGACATAAAGGACAAATATGCCTAAAAAATCCCCCGCCGTAAATGACGGGGGATTTTTCACTTTTCCAGCTTGCGCATAACGCTGTTATACACTCGCTCGTTGACGACCTTCAAGCTGTCCATCAGCTCGTCCATGATCTCCCATGCCTTGTCCGGTGAAACAT